TACATACACATATAGTAGATGGTATGAAACAACGAAGAGAGTCAACTTTAAAATACGACCCTGTGCTTTCAAGACCAATAACTAATACATTTATGCGAAGAATTAACATAGATGCTTTACGTAGAGAAGGTATTTATACAATACTTGATTTAACCCAATGCACTGAAAATGAACTATTACAGATGCCGTCGATAGGGAAGAAGTCTTTAAACCACATAAAAGTAGTTTTAGAAAGTAGGGGTTTATCTCTTGGTATGTCAATAACTGAATTAGTTAAGATGAAAGAAAAAAAACGAAAAGATATTATAAAAAAAGGGTCATGGGATAATAGTCTATGGGGTAGGTTACTCCATGACACCTGAGAAGAAAGTTAAAAACAAAGTAGTAGCGATACTGAAAGAACACAAGGCATACTATTTTTATCCTATGACAGGTGGTTATGGTAGAAGCGGTGTGCCTGATATCGTTGGTTGTTATCGTGGTATATTTTTTGGTATCGAGTGTAAAGCAAAAACAAACAAACCCACAGCTTTGCAGAACAAAAACTTGTCCGACATCATGGGTGCAGGGGGTATGGCTATGGTGGTTAATGAAAACAATATAAGTGATGTATACGTTATGTTAAGGAGTATACGTGATGAGGAGATTACACACGGGCAGACAATTACAGGTGTTTAGATGTTTAGAAAGAAACTACGCATTGTCTGTAAAGCAGTTGTCACGAAGATTAAAATTAAGTGTAAGAAGCATTAGAAGGTACTTGCCGATTTTACTAGAACATAATATTATCTATGTTCGATACACATACGCACTTAGAAATTCTAAGAAACCTACAAACTTTTATTCGATTGTCCGAGATGCTAATAACAATAGACTTTGAAACTTACTACGACAAGAAGTTTAGTTTATCTAAATTAACTACAGAAGAATATATACGTGACGATAGGTTTGAAGTAATAGGTGTTGCGTTAAAAGTTGATAAAGAAAACACTCAATGGTTTTCTGGAACTAAAGAAGAAACAAAAGAATGGTTGTCTCAATTTGATTGGGATAACGCTATGGTGTTGGCACACAACACTATGTTTGATGGGGCGATTCTGTCTTGGTATTTTGATATACACCCATACAAACTACTAGATACATTGTGTATGGCACGTGCTGTAAACGGTGTGTTTGAGTCTGTTAGTCTTGCAAACCTATCGAAGAAATATAACCTTGGTGAAAAAGGTTTGGAAGTACATGAAGCGCTAAATAAACGCAGACTAGATTTTACTTTATCTGAACTAGAACAGTATGCTCAGTATTGTCGCAATGACGTACAACTTACTTATGATTTATTTACCCATCTGCATACTGGATTCCCTACAAAAGAACTCAAGATTATAGACATAACATTGAAGATGTTTACCGAACCGGGGCTACGTCTTAATGTTGAACTCCTGACAAGTCATTTACAGGAGACTTCAAAGAAAAAACTTTCGCTGCTGGAAAAAGCAAACGTATCTAAAGAAGATCTTATGAGTAACGATAAGTTTGCAGCTCGATTAAAAGAATATGTAGAACCTCCCACAAAGATATCTGCACGTACTGGTAAGAAAGCATGGGCGTTTGCAAAGACTGACGAAGGGTTTAAAAAGTTAGCAGAGCATGAGAATGAAAAGGTGCGTGACTTAGTTACGGCACGTTTAGCTAACAAGACTACTCTTGAAGAAACCAGAACACAGAGATTTATTGACATAGCGAACAGAGGCTTGATGCCAGTTCCGTTAAGATACTATGCGGCGCATACAGGCAGGTGGGGAGGAGATGACAAAATAAATTTACAAAACTTACCCTCTCGTGGAGAACACGCAAACAAACTAAAAAAAGCGATGATACCAATAGAGGGGTACACAATTATAGATGCAGATTCTTCTCAGATAGAAGCTAGAATATTAGCGTGGCTTTCTGAACAAAATGATTTAGTGGAGGCTTTTGAGAATGGGGAAGATGTATATAAAATAATGGCGAAGTCTATCTACGGTAAACCTGTGGAAGAGATAACAAAAGAAGAACGGTTTGTAGGTAAGACTACGATTCTTGGTTGTGGTTATGGTATGGGTGCGGTGCGTTTTAGAGACCAACTAAAAACATTTGGTGTAGATGTATCTCAAGAAGAATGTAAATACATAGTAGACGTTTACAGATCTAAATATGACAAAATATCAGAGTTATGGAGACAAGCTGATAGGTGTTTGCAAAGTATCTTGAATAAAACAGGAAACACTTTAGGTAGAGAGGGCGCATTGTTGTTTGACCCAAACGAAGAGGGATTTCAACTACCAAATAAACTATGGCAGAGATATAAAGGACTTTTTATTACAACAGATGAAAAAGGATTAGCTCAATATTCTTATAAAGCCAGAGATACCACAACAAGTATATATGGTGGTAAACTTATAGAGAACGTATGTCAAGCATTAGCACGATGTATTGTTGCTCAACAGATGGCAAAGATATCTAACAAATATAAAGTTGTATTAACAGTTCATGATGCAGTTGCGTGTATAGTAAAAGACGAAGAGGTAGATGAGGGATTATCATACGTTGAAGAATGTATGAAGTGGCGCCCTAGTTGGTGCAAGGATCTACCTCTCGATTGTGAACTAGGTTCGGGTAAAAGTTATGGAGACACCTAAAAAGTATTCGTGGTCATACTCAGCATTGAGTATGTATAAAATGTGTCCTAAAAAATACTATCATCTAAAAGTCGCAAAAGATATTGTAGAACCACAGACAGAAGCACTTACTTTCGGTAACAGGGTACATAAAGTTGCTGAAAACCACGTAAAAGAAAACGTATCGTTACCAAAAGAATTAGATTATTTAGGTGGTATGTTATCTAAATTAAAAGAATTACGAGGAGACAAGTTGTGTGAATATCGCATGGGGTTGACTGAAGATTTAGAGCCTTGTGGGTTTTTTGGTAAAAACGTGTGGTGGAGAGGTATTGCGGATTTAATAGTTTTAGGAGATGACAAAGCGTATCTTATTGATTACAAAACAGGAAAGAGTAGTAAGTATGCAGATGTTAAACAATTAGAGATATTGTCCTTGGCAATCTTTAAACATTTCCCTAAAATAAAGAAAGTTAAAGCAGGTTTATTGTTTGTCATATCTAAAGAGTTTATTAAAGCTAACTATAAAGCAGAAGATCAAGAAGAAAGTTGGTCATACTGGTTTGAAAATACAAACAATTTAAAAGACTCTCTTCAATCGGGTACGTGGAACGCTAAACCTAATTTTACTTGTAGAAAATATTGTGCTGTATTAAGTTGTCCTCATAATGGACGAGGAGAGTAAAAATGCCATATGTAAACAAACCTAGACCTTATAAAAAAGAATACAAAAAACAAAAAGCACGTGGTGAACACAAAGACCGTATGGAACGTCAACGTGCTAGACGTGAGATGGATAAAAAATATCCTGACAAAAATAAAAATGGTAAAGCAGATAAACGTGAAGGTAAAGATATATCTCACAAGAAACCATTGAGTAAAGGTGGTACGAACAAGGACGGATACAAAATAGAATCAAAAAAGAAAAATAGGTCTCGCAATTATAAAAAGAAAAAAGTATAATGTTCTCTGACTAAGTAAAAATGTTACTTTGGTCTATACGAGTATTCAAAGGAGAGCGTTATGGAGATTATAGACAACAAGGCTTTGTTACTAAAAGTACGACAGCCAAATAAAATTACAGAAGTTATACCAAAAAGTAAATCAGTTTCTTCTAACGAGGTATTAGTTAATTGGGGTTTAGAAGAAGCACAGGTTTTAAAAAATCTAAAGATAAAAAATGTTCCTAGTCCGATATGTAGAAACTACAAGTGGGGCGGTAAATTCAAACCGTTTGAACATCAAAAAGAAACATCCTCATTCCTAACATTAAATCGTCGTGCGTTTGTTTTTAACGAGCAAGGCACGGGTAAGACAGCTAGTGTAATTTGGGCGGCTGATTATTTAATGAAACTAGGGTTTATCAAAAGAGTTTTAGTGTTATGTCCTTTATCTATCATGCAGTCTGCGTGGGGCGGAGACTTATTTAAGTTTGCTATTCATCGGTCGGTAGCGATAGCCCATAGCTATTCACGAGAAAAAAGAATAGAGATTGTAAACTCTGATGCTGAGTTTGTAGTATGTAACTATGATGGGTTGCAGATTATCCGAGATGCAGTAAATAACAATGAGTTTGACCTCATAGTAGTAGACGAAGCCAACGCATATAAAACGGTTACTACAAAAAGATGGAAGATATTAAACTCAATAATAAAACCGCACACATGGATATGGATGCTGACAGGTACACCTGCATCACAATCACCTACAGATGCGTATGGTCTAGCTAGGGTTATAAACCCCGCTAATGTACCTAAGTATTTTGGTACGTTCAAAGATCTTGTCATGTATAAAGTATCTCAGTTTATATGGCTACCAAAAGAAAAAGCAGAGGATGTAGTTCACAAAGCACTACAACCTGCAATACGTTTCACAAAAGAAGATTGTTTGGACTTACCAGACATGACTTACACGACCAGACAAATTCCTCTTACAAAACAACAGTCTAAATATTATGAGCGCATGAGAAAAGACATGATGACCATAGCCGCAGGAGAAGAAATAACTTCTGTTAATGCCGCTGCAAACTTAAACAAACTCTTACAATTATCTTGCGGTGCAGTATATACGGATAATGGCGATACAGTAGAGTTTGATGTGTCTAATAGACTACAAGTGTTAACTGAGGTTATTGATGAAGCAAGTCATAAAGTTATTGTGTTTGCACCTTATCGCCATGCAATAAATATGATAGAAGATTACTTACTCAAGAACAAGTATACGTGTGATGTAATACACGGTGGAGTTACGGTAAATAATAGAACAGAAATATTTAATAGATTTCAAACAACAAAAGACCCTAGAGTTTTGGTAATACAACCACAAGCCGCATCTCATGGCGTGACACTTCATGCCGCAAATGTGGTGGTTTATTGGTCGGCTGTTATGTCTGTAGAAACTTATTTACAAGCAAATGCAAGAGTACACAGGGCAGGTCAAAACAACCCATGCACTGTCGTACATTTACAAGGCTCTCATGTAGAAAAGAAAATGTATAAAATGCTCCAATCTAAAATAGATATTCATAACAAACTTGTAAATTTATATAAAAATATTCTGGAGGAGGATTGACATTGTAAAAATGCTACTGTAATATTTACAAACGTGTTTTAAAAAGGAGAGCTAAATGAAAGTAGATAAGTTAGTTAGAATTTATATAAAGATGAGAGACAAACGTGCTGAACTCAAAACCGCATTTGAGAAAGAAGACGAACGCATAAAAGATGGTATGCGTGTAGTAGAAAGCGAACTTCTTGAAGTTTGTAAAGAGACAGGTGCTGAAAGTTTACGTACCGATTTTGGTACGGTAACTAGACGTGTGACTAAAAGATACCACACAGTTGATTGGGAATCTATGTACCAATTTATCAAAGACAACAACTCTTTAGAGTTACTAGAAAAACGCATAGCACAATCAAACATGAGTACATTTCTACAAGAGAACCCAGATAAATTACCGCCGGGTCTTAATGTGGACAGTCGTTACGCAATAACTGTTCGTAGGAAAACTTAATGAAAAGAATAAGTATTAAAGACAATGTTTGGAGTTTAATCTTTAATGGTAAAGAAATTAGTAAGTCCGAAGATAAAACACTAAATGTAGTTATAGTAGGTGCTACTGAACATATATCACGCATTTACTATACGTCTGAATACAATCATAATGACCAAAGAAAACCTGATTGTTACTCTGTGGATGGCGCTAAACCTCACCATTCTGTACAAAATGCACAAAGTTTAACTTGCATTGGTTGTAATCAAAATATAAAAGGGTCGGGTACAGGCTCTTCAAAAGCTTGTAAATTTCAACAACGCATAGCAGTTGTTTTAGCAGGTGACATAGAGGGTAACGTGTATGCGCTAAATATACCATCTAAGTCTATATTTGGTGAGGGAGAGTTAAAAAAGTGGCCTTTACAAGCATATTGTAAAAAACTAGCTAGTAACGGAGCGCCTATAACATCTGTTGTTACAGAGATGTGTTTACACAAAGATTCTTTTGGTTCACGTATAACTTTTCAACCGACTAAAATATTAAACGATGATGAATTTAAGAAAGCTTTAAAACAATCGGAGTCTATAGCCACAAAAGAAGCTATAGATGTATCTTTTGAAACTCATGTTGATGAAAATAATTTAGATATAGTATCTAAAGAAAATTTTATTAACGTGGCCCGTGCGATGGGTATGATCGCTGACATTTAAATAGGAGAAACCATATGTCTAACATAAAACTGGTGGGTGGTGACGATTTTAATTCTTTAGCAGAAGCTATGGGTATGACTGCAGATGCTAATACAAAAGCTCAAAGTAGTACTTTACCTAGGCTTAAAATTATACATAAGCCAATAATGGGTGAAGAAGAGATAAAAGGTAAAAGAAGAAAAGTCGAAGTTGTAGATGCAGGGGCGTTTTGTTTAGAAAGACTAGATACCGGTGGCTCTAAGATATATAATCCTGACGGTACAGTAATAAGGTTGTTTTGCCAAAGATTTATGTACAAAAGATATGTTCGTGATGGCGAAGATTCTGGTCATTACGTTAAATCAGTTATGGGTTTAGATTTGAAATCTGATTTAAAAGATACTGACGGTACAGTAAATTGCGGTAGACCTAGTAAGTATGTTGAGGATTTTGATAGCTTACCGCAAGAAACCAAAGACATCATGAGAGCAACTAGAAGAGTTAGAGTTCTTTTTGGTGAGGTTGATTTTAGAGGTGCTTTGGATGAAAATGGTAATCCAATAAAAGATGGTTCGGTAGATAAACCTATACCTTTTGTTTGGGAAGTTGAAAACAAAGATGCTTTTAAAATTATGGGCGCACCTGTGTCTGAGATGATATCAAAAAATTTACTTTTACCTCAATGTAAAATTAGTTTAGAAACTAGAAAAGAATCAGGTCAAAGTGGTATTGAATTTTATTTACCTGATAATGTGCAAATAGAGTCTGGCGACCCAATAAAATTAACAGAAGACGATCAAAAGCTATTTAACGATATTGGTGAATGGATTAAGTCTTACAACAATTGGGTTGAAGGTGAATCAGGTGGTAAGAAAAAATTAGATAGTAATGTTATTGAAGTTCAATCAGTGCAAAAAGTAGAAGAACCAAAAAAAGTTACTACTAAAAAAGAAAAAGAGACTCCATCTAAAGTTGATGTGGAAAAAGTCATTGATGAATGGGACGACGACGAGGAGTAATATATGTCAAAAGGTTACTCTATACAATTTGTTAACATAGTCAATGAAGCTGACTCAAATTTGTTAGGTGTAAAACTAGGTTTAATTTGTGTAAAAAAAGATATACCTGTAAATGATGTAGCTGAGTATCTTAATGTTACTCGGATGACGGTCTACAATTGGTTTAAAGGAATTACAACGATTCAAGACCCACATATTAAACAGGTAGAAAAGTTAGTTACTAAATTAAAAAATTAGGGGGGATAGTTCCCCCCTGACCTAGGGGATCATTATGCTTACAAAGAAGGAGTTTCTTTCTTTTGTATTACCGACTGACGGTTTCTATTGTTCTACAGATATAAAAAGAAAAAACAACAAAGATAGATTTTATAGAACTGTCGATGAACTAGTTAAAGATACAGAAGAAATAGTTGAAAGAAAGAGTGATGCGTATGTTGCTCTAGCATCATTTACTAATGATAGTAGTAGGTCTCAAGAAAATTCTAAAGAACTTAAATGTTTCTTTATGGATATAGACTGCGGACCTAATAAAGACTATGAAACAAAGTCTGACGGTTTAATAGCGTTTAAAGCTTTTCGTAAAGAAGCAGGTTTACCTAAACCATCTTTATTAGTAGATTCTGGTAACGGCATACACGTTTATTGGGTTTTAACTGCGCCTATACCAAAAGAGACGTGGAAACCAATTGCTGAAAGTTTAAAAGTTTTATGTGCAGATAAAAAGTTCTCTGCTGATGCAAGCGTAACGGCTGATAATGCTAGGATTTTGCGTGTACCAGATACGTTTAATTTTAAAAGCAATGAACCAAAACCAGTAGTTGTACGTAAGAAAGGTGAGCCTGTAGAATTAGAACAAATAGAAACTGTAGTAAGTAAGTATGAGTCAACATCATTGTTTGACCAACTACGAAAAAAAGATTTTAGAGATTATACCGATCCTTTAACTAAAAAACTACAGGCTAATTATAAAACTAGTTTTAAAACAATATTTAAAAAGTCCATTGCAGGAACTGGATGCGCTCAAATAAAACACGCATATGAGAATCAAGACTCTATAGAAGAACCTTTATGGAGAGCTGTTCTATCTATAGCTAACATTTGCACTGACAGAGAAAAAGGTGTCCGTGTGATGTCTAGTAAACATCTTGAATACAACGAAAGAGAAGCGTCTGATAAAGCATTAAAAACCAAAGGACCATACAAATGCGAAACATTTAAAACTTTAAATCCTGCGGTATGCGAAGGATGCCAACACAAAATAACTTCTCCTGCTGTGTTAGGTAAAGAGTTTATAAAATCAGAAGAAGAAGACTACGTAGTTAAAGAAGAACACGTTATTACCAAAGAAGAGCAAACATATGAAATACCTCTTCCCCCACGTGGATTTAATAGACCCCCTGCAGGTGGAGTGTATATAGAAATTAAAAAGAGTGAAGAAGAACCGCCTGAAAATGTGTG